CCGCAAGCGTAAACGCAAAGACATGGAAGATCAATGGAAAGAAATCGACCGCCAGCTTGCAATGGAGCCGAAAGTAGGATATAAGATTAATCATATTACTGGCAAAGCAAAGCCTGGAATGGCATGGATGCCGGAAAAAGAGCTTCCTCTCCAGGCCCAGACATTGGAAATCCTTTGCGCGGATGCCAGAAGGATGTTGTTTCCTGACAACGGACCATGGTTTCGTGCCCATGCGCTTGTTTCTGATGAGTACCTACAGAAGATTGATTTTGCCAGCCTGATTTCTGGCGATGAAAATGATGTTCCATCGCGGATAAACCAAGACAATGTTGATAAGATTGTCGAAGGAATTATTGGAGATATTCACGAACAGCAGGGGTTTTTTCAGCAGATAGACAGATTCAATGCTGAGGCTTTTAAGTATGGCACTGGGGTTGGCCGTGTTCGCAAGGCAAAAAAGCCAGTTTACATAGAAACAGCAAGGGGCACAACCAAAGAGGAGCAACTGCTCCCGGTGTTTTTCGCCACCTCGATCAAAGACACTTACCTTGATGACACCCCCCAGCTTGTCATGCAGGAAGGGTTTGTTCTCGGTCCTGGGACAATTTTTTTCAAGCGCCAAAAGCTGGCCGATATTGTTCTGGCTGCCCAGAAGGGATCGAAAGACCCCAACAATGAGGATGGCGGCTGGATGCCGAAGCAGCTTAAGGGGGTAGAGGGCGACAAAGATGGCTGTGTTGATGTGATTCGCTGGGAGGGCGATCTCGTTGTAGAGCGCAAGACTGTGGATAACATTTTTATTCCAGGTGCCCTCTGCACAGTCATCGTCAGCAACGGCAAGCCAAGGGTGATTCGCATGGCTTTCCGTAGTAAGCCATTCACCTCATACGTGACGCAGCCATATCATATAGAGCATGTTAACTCTCCTTATGGAGTTGGCCCCCTTATGAAGGGCGAGCCGCTTCAGGCTGCCGCTACGGAGATGTTTTGCCGATTGCTTCAGTCGGCCATTCTTAATACAGAGCCGCCAGTCAAATACGATCCGGAGGACCCGTATTGGGCTTCAACTGGTGGTCCGCTTATCGAGCCGCGAGCACTCTGGGGGTCGGCCGGAGACGTGGAGGCCGTTCAGATTGGTGATCCGAATGCACTTTTGCAGGCTTATGCCACCATAGTTACCCATTATGCTGATGTGACCGGGATGCACGCGCCAAGGCTCGGCCAGCAAACCGTGTCGCATACGACAGCCTATGCCAAAGAAGCAGAGTTATCGCGTGGGCAAGTCAGGACCGTTGATTATGCCAATTCACTTCTGGATGGTGCCATGGGGCGCATCCTGGACATGCAGTTTGCCTATCTAGGTGATGTCTGGGGTGAAGAGCGTGATATTTGGATTCCAGACTACGGTGGATTTGTGCGGGTTTTCAAGGATGTTATCCCTCCTGGATGCGTCTTTGAGATATTCGGCTCGGCTGGACCGGCAGAACAACGGGCACGGATTCAAGATCAAATGTCTGCCATTCAGCAAGTCATTCAGATTGATGTGCTGGAGCGTCAGATGGGAGGCGGTGGCCAACCTCTTGACACCACCACGCTTAAGAAGATGATTCTCNNATTCTCAAGAATGCGGGATTTGCCGATGTCGATGTTCTCTTTGCCAGCACACCTCCAAACCAGATTGGCCAGACTCCGGGCGGACCCGGAGTTCTTGGAATTGCTCCAGGCGCTTCCGGAACCGCATCTACCGCGCTTCAGGCGCTCGCGTTTGGAGGAAGGGGATAAATCAGCTAATTATCAGCAGCAAATGCACGAATGGATTTTTGCCAGCGGAATGCGCGAAGGCCATAATTTACTGCTGGCACATTTTGGAGTCCCAACTAAGTAGGGGGGTAACGTGACTGAAGAAGTGAAGAACGAGCAGACTGCGGTTGCCGAAAATACCAATGAGGAGCCGAAGCAGGAATCCTTAGCGGAGGGCGGCGCTGCGCAGGAAGATGATGGTCTTGAGGAACTCCTGAAGGAATTTGACGAGCGTAGAGCATCGGCAACAAAACAGGAACAATTCAGGACCACAAGCGAACCAAGTGGTGACGAGTCAAAGATTGATGTCGCCGCGCTTGCCGCACTTGAACGCCGAATTGCAGAGCAGGAAGCAAGGGATCGCCAACGCGAGTTGGATAATCTCTATAATCGCCTTGCAGACGGGTTAGAGGCCACGCCTCTGCGCGTCGAGGGCTTCCTAAACGCATTGGCACGCCGCAATCCGCAACTCAATGACATCTGGAATAACCGTATGGTAAATCCGAGAGAGTGGGAAAGGGCGGAAGCTGCCATTCGCAAGGAAATGCTGAAGGAATTTGGCAAGAAAGTTGACAAGCAAGCGACTGAAAGTCGTGAGGCCGTGGCCTCTGCGGTTCGTAGCGCATCAACCGCAGCGCCACCAAAGGAACTTTCGCAGCAAGATATTGTAAATATGTCGAAAGACGATTTCGATAAATTGCAGCGGGAATTGGGGGTTTCCCCGGTATAGGACCTTAATGGGGTGCTGCTCTTTCTAACTAAGGAGCAGTAAGATGACTGTCACAGGTACGACAGTTATCCAGAAGCCGATTAACGTGATGTTCACGCGGCGGTTTCTGGAGCGTGCGCAGTATAAGACCCACTATTTCATGGGGTCCGATCCTGCTAGCCTGAACAAGCACGCAGGCACCGCTACGGCGCTTTGGCGTCGGATTGAGCACCTGACGCCTTCTACTACCGCTCTGTCGGAGCTTACCAGCGAGTCCTATCCGACCCGCACCGGCGTCACCCCGACAGTGACGGACGTGCAGAAGGCCGTCTCGAAGTATGGCACCCACATCCTCCTAAATGAGGAAGCGGATGTGTTCAACTTCAACGGCACGACCGCAGAACTGCTGGATGTTCTGGCAGATAACGCTGGCCGTGTTGTCAACATGATTGTCCGCAACGAGGTCGAGGACAACGCTACCATCGTTTATGCTGGTGGCGGTTCGTCTGACGGCAACACCGGATCGGTGATTACCGCAGGCGTCCTCAACAACGTCATCAATACGCTTCAGCGTAATGTGGCGGACACCTTCCTGGCCATGACCCGTGGCTCTGTGAATGTCGGCACCGTTCCGATTCTGGCTGCCTACTATGGCGTCACCCATCCGGACGTTGCCTACGACATTTCCCAGATCANNCCAGATCAGCGGATTCACCAGCGTTGAGAAATACGCTGGCCAGGTCAGCGTTATGCCTGGCGAGTTTGGCTTCTATGGCCTTGCTGGCACCGGCATTCGCTTTATGTCTACCCCGGATGCGTCGGTTGACGCTGGCCTCGGTGCTACTGGTGCCGCAGCCGGTGACAAGCGCACCACTTCGGGCGACAACGCCGATCTCTATTCAACCGTCATCTATGGTCGCCATGCCTTTGGCACCCTTGGCCTCGGTAAAGAGGTCCCAACGGATGCCGGGCCTGTTGGCCGCAAGATGGAGGTCATCGAGATCATTAACAAGCCGTTCGGATCGGCTGGCACCGCTGACCCGCTCAACGAGTATAGCACGTTGGGATGGAAAGCCTGGTGCGCTGCCAAGATTCTGAACAGCAACTGGATCAGGACTGTCCGCTCAGCGGCCACCAACCTGTCCAACTAATGACTAACCAATAAGGTAGTCAGCCGGGTTGGCCCCTGCCCCTTGTGGGTGGGGGCCTTCCCTTCTTTTTTGGAAAAAATCAGAGCCAGGGGATAATCGTGGTGTTGAANNATTTATGGCACCACGGTTGGCGCTTTGCGCCGGGTGGAGCTTTGGCGATTAGGGAATGCCTGGGGAATGAATTTCCCGGTAGGCGCGACCAAAGATTTTATGCTTCCATTTTTTATGCGGCTGGAGGCCGAAGGTAAAAATCCAATGCGTCCACCAGGCATGGTGATCGAGCATACAGGACAGCTTCGGTCCCGTGATGTTGTTTTTTCAGAGCAGAACCACACAGAAAACTCTGNNCACAGAAAACTCTGAAGAATCAGAAGAAGAAGTACCTCCGGTAGTGCCGAGTCCGTCATCAGAGTTTGAAGCCATGCTTTTATCCTCTCAGATGTGGAGGCTGCGCAAGCTTTGTAAAATGCGCGGCATTAAACATTCTCCTAAAGATTGCAAGGCAGACTTAGTAAATCGCATCATGGCCACCATCGGGGATCAAAACATTGAGCAAGACACTCCTGGACGGGATCAACGACCTTTTGGATAGGGTCGGCATTCTCGATGCTAATGGCACGCTGTCCAGCTTAACCAACCAAGGTAAGCAGCTTTTTATTGATCTCGGCGTCCAAATTTGGAATGAAACAGTAGATCACGTCTGTAATATGATGGGACAACCCCATCCAGGCGAAACCGGCTCTGCTTCTATTTCTTTGGCAGCTGGGACAAGAGAATACAGTCTGCCATCCGATCTTGTGCAAATAAGATGGCCGCTAATTGATACCGCCAACGGGCATTACATTTGGGAATACCCCGGCGGATACGAACAAATGCGTATCGACCAGTTTTTGCCCGACGACTGGACCGGGCTTCCGTATGCAGCGGCAATTAACCCAACTACTGGCCTGCTACGTATGGATCGAACGCCAACAGCAGCCGAAAATGGCAATACTTATAACATACTCTATGACAAAGATTTGGTAATGGATTCGGCAACAGATGCCTTTCCATTCTCTGATGCGGTTTACCGTGCTATTCTTCCGGTTGTCACCCAATCATGGGAGCGCCGCAAGCGTAATGATTTTGACGAGGTTGAGTATAAGCGGCAGCTAAGTCGCGCCCTATCATTTGCCAACCGCGTTAACAGGAGAAGCCATTGGTAGGAAAGGTCGCGCCAAGGACAACTATCGCCTCTAATGAATCGGAGCTAAAGCTCCGTTTTGGCGGCGGGCTGAATACCCGCGCTTCCTCGGACGAAATTGATGACCGGGAGTGCGCGGCTGGGCAAAACTTTGATCTCGACCTTGGCAATACCCAATTTAGACCACGTAAGCCGTTCGACCTTATGGGAACGGCCCCCAATGCCGCGCGTATAAATGGCTTTGCACAATTAATCAAAGCTGATGGCAGCATCAGCACGCTTATCCAGGCCGGGACCAATGTGTATAAGGTTGGTCCAAACTGGAATACCTGGACACTTGTGGGCACCGTGTCAGCAGCGGCCCGATTGCGCGGCCCGCGCACACATATCTGGAACCTGGATGAGGTTGTCCTCATCAGTGACCTGGCGGGCGTCGAACCAGTCATGCAATGGGACGGCACAACACTCTCTGACATTTATCACATGCTGGGTGGAGATTTTATTGCCAAGTATATCCACGTCGAAAAGGAGCGCGCCTATTTTGGCAATATTACCACCAATGGCGTGGCCACGCCTCATGTGCTGTTAGCTTCAGCAAGAAGCGATTATGAAACCCTTTCCACTCAAAATCGGCCCACGTCATCACTCTCGGATGCTGACGCCTGGTTTTTGCCCACGCCAGACCTGAAACCAATCAACGGTCTGGTTGGAGCCTTCGGTGTGATGGTGATTTCCACCAAAAACGGTGCTATGCATCAGCTAACTGGGTCGTCGCCAGCAGATTTTGAATTAAGNNCTGGTAATGATGTTATTTATGGCAGACCTGGACGCATTGAAAGCTTGATAGCTAGCGACACTTACGGCGATGTTGAAACCAACGACCTATCAGTAAAAATCTCTGATTCAATTGCCACCTATGGTGGATGGAGATTGGCTTATAGTTCGCGTCATCAGCGTATTTACTGCCAGCCAAAAGATCAGCCTGAAATGTGGGTGTTCCACAAGCCGCTCGCGGAAACAGGGCTATCTCCATGGATGAAATGGACTACCCGTCATGCCATGGATTTTAACCCCACAGAAATGTGGAGTATGCTAGACATCGAAGATGGGCTTGAATACGTGTTCTGCGGCGACTCTAGCGGTAGAGTATACCGTTTGGAGGGGACCGGCGACAATGGCGACGGCGGGACGCAGAGCATTGAGGCCCACAGGACGTCTAAGCTGTTTAGTGGCCCTGGCCACGCGCAGTTATATGACCTGCATGGGGCTGTAAAGTTTCGCCCAGTTACCGGGGAATCTACCGACTTTACGCTTACTGTTCTGTGGCAAGGTGAAACAGTCTTTGACCAGAGCATTAATATAAGCTTGGCATCTGCTGAAGAGGGTGCCTTTTTTGGGGGAGCGTATTATTTTGGTGATGGAAGCGTCTTTGGAACCCACTTTGCAGGAAGACTCGCAAGGGAGCGTTTCGCAGTCGCAGGACAAGGAAACGATCTCCAAATCTACGTCGAAGGAGACGGCACCTCGGAGTTCCAAATCAACGAAATCTACATGGGATTCAAGGCGGCGGGATAGGCCAGCGCCAAGGCGTTCTAGGCTGTTCCGGGGGCGAATCGTGAACATGCGCCCAACCGATGCCGACGATATGAAATATCTCTACGCCGCCTGGCGCTTAGGTAGTCCTGTTTTGCAAGCCATAAAGACTGAAAACACGCCAGAGGCATTTACTGAAGCTTTTGGTGAACACATTGCTCTTAGATTTCAGCGGGCGTATACGCTAATAGCAACACCGCCCGGTAAAGATACAATGCCAGTCGGTGTTGTTTTCGGTATCGTGCCTTTTTACCAGAAACAGGTAATGTGGCTTGGTGATTTTATCTGGTTTCCATGGGCATCGCCAAGGAACAAACTAGAAACAACCGTCCATTTTTTGAATCAGATGCGTAAACAATACACAATAATCGGCTTCTGCGAACCGGAGGCCATTAATTTTTTTGAGCACATTTGCCGCTATGGGGTTTTGCGCCGGGCTGGCACTGTGTTCGATTTCTTCGAAGAAGGTCCACGGGGAATTTTCCAGACGCGGAAGCCGCATATAGTGGGGAAATAAGCATGTCATCTTTGTTTGGCGGCGGGACGGCAGAAAAATACTATAATAAGACCAAGAACGCCACCTCTGGCTACATTAAGCAAGGTCTAAAAGAGCTTANNAAGAGCTTAAGCCGAAGCCTATTGTTAAAGGCTTAAATAACATGATGGAGTCTCTACAGACCTCACCAATTAAGCCTGTAAGCTTCGCTGGCCCCGGCCTTGGTATCAATATTTCCAGCACCGGCGATATTACCATGAACAGGACCCCTGAGGCCCAGGGCGTCATGGACCGCCTGCTGAGCGGAATGAATGTTGACGAGGCTGCTTATTCTGATCTTCTCTCACAGATACGTCCTGGCTTCGGACGTCTTACGGACGCCAGAACCAAGGAAATTTCTCGTGCCGCAGAGCGAGCGGTAGGTAATCTGAGAGATAATCTAGCCAGAAGGAATATGGCCGGGGCTTCATTTGCTGAACAACAGATTGGCAGCCTCCAGGCCGAATTTGCCGCTCTTGAGGATAAAGCTAGGGCCGAGTCTATTGTAGAAGAACTAAAGATGACCAACGATGTTATTTCGTCGCGCACCCAAGCTAGAAATCAATCAATCGCAACTGCTTGGGACCAGATTCAGTTTGAAGGCAACCTTGGTGGTCAGCTTCTACAGTCTGTTATGGCCGGAATGAATAATGCCCAAATGGCCATGGTTGATCTGGCGAAGACCATCGCAGACGTGAAGCTACAGATTCAGAAGGCGCGGGCTGGTGTCATAACCGACTTTGGCACCACATTTACAAGCCAAGGATCGGAGTTTGCTGATATTGCTTCCCAGGAAGCCGCTGGTCCAGGCCAGCTTATCGGCACCGCAACTGGCACGGCGCTTGGTAACAGTTCCTTATTTGAGTAGAGGATTTTAGAGGGGGCTCCTAAATGGTAGCAAGAGGATTTGCTGGCGGTCTGGCCGAAGGTTTTGGCACCGGCCTGGAACTTGGCCTGCGAGCGCAAGAGAACAGAACAAAACGTGACATTCTATTGAGGGAGCGCATTGACCAGCAGGTTAATAACGCCACAAGTTTATTCAGCGCCCAATTCAAGACGCTGGCAGACACTATAACAAATTCTGCTCAGCGCAGCCCAGGGCTGGAAACAGCTATTGAAGCGCAAAAGGCACAATTAAGTGATATGGCTAATATGGTTGCACAATTGGGAACGCCAGAAGCGCAAATGGCAGCCCAAAGTATGCAAGCCCAGCTTGGCCTAATTCCTACCCTTAAAACAAAAAGCGAACAGTTTTCTGAGGACATTCAGTCCAAAATGTCCGCCTTGAAGGGCAGCCAAACAGCGCCTGCCACAACCAGCCAACAGTCGCAGTCGCAGGCAGGGGCGGTTTTCTCACCGCCAGCCACGATCACGGCACAGACCCAGCAGCCACAATCTCAACCGATGCCTATGCAGGCTCAGGCAACCACCCAACTGACTGGCCAGCAACAGCCAATAGCTGCCGTAACTGATTTCAGTCAGATTCCAGAAGAGGATATAGAACTTGTTATTGCCGATCCTACTGCACAGGAAGAATTTAAGCAGGAATATGGCATTGACCCAAATAGGCTACTTGGCGACCCGGAACGCCCAGGCTCGAAAATAACTGATGACGAAATTATGTCTCAGTTGATGAATGTTGACCCATTTACTCCAGAGCGCAAGGCGATGGCTCAAGAGGAAGCCAAGTCCTGGAAAGA